CTCAGGAGTCAAAAAATAAGTTATGCCACAAGATATAAAAAAAATAATAGCACAAGAGTATATAAAGTGTGCTAAAGATCCGGCGTACTTTATGAGAAAGTACTGCTATATACAGCATCCTACAAGAGGTAGAATCTTATTTAATCTATACCCATTTCAGGAAAAAGTACTTCATTTATTTAGAGACAATCAATATTTAATCACTCTCAAATCTAGACAGCTAGGTATATCTACTTTAGCTTCTGCATACAGTTTATGGTTAATGTTATTCCATAAAGATAAAAACGTATTAGCTCTTGCTACTACTCAAGCTACAGCTCGTAACTTAGTTACTAAAGTAACCTTTATGTATGACCAATTACCTAAATGGTTAAGATTGCCTGCTGTAGAAAAAAATAAATTATCATTAAGACTTAAAAATGGTTCTAAAGTACAAGCTAAATCTTCATCTCCTGATGCTGCAAGATCTGAAGCAGTATCGTTACTCCTTATGGATGAGGCAGCTTTTATAGATAATATTGATGAAACCTTTACAGCTGCTCAACAAACGTTAGCTACAGGTGGTCAATGTATGGCACTATCTACTCCTAATGGTATAGGTAATTGGTTCCATCATACTTGGGCTAAAGCTGAAGCAGGAGAAAATAGCTTCTTACCTATTAGACTTCCATGGACGGTTCATCCTGAAAGAGATAAAAAATGGAGAGAACAACAAGATGCAGACTTAGGTCCTAGAATGGCTGGTCAAGAATGTGATTGTGACTTTTTAGCTTCTGGTGATACAGTATTTGAACCTGACGATATGCTTTTTATAGAAAAGACTTGGTTAAAAGATTCTTTAGAAAGAAGAGGAGTTGACGGTAATTTATGGGTTTGGGAAGGAGTAGATTATACTAAATCGTATATGGTAGTAGCAGACGTTGCCAGAGGAGACTCTACTGATTATTCAGCATTTCATATATTCGATATTGAATCGTGCGTTCAAGTAGCTGAATATAAAGGTAAACTTTCACCTAAAGATTTTGGTAATGTACTTGTAGGTATAGCTGCAGAATACAATGATGCATTATTAGTGGTAGAAAACGCTAATATAGGATGGGCTACTATAGAGCAGATTATGGAAAGAGAGTATAGAAACTTATATTATTCACCTCGTAATCATTTAGATACTGTCGAATCTTATATGTCTAAATATGAACGTGATCAGTTAGTACCGGGCTTTACTATGTCAGCTAGAACTCGACCTTTAGTAATAGCTAAACTAATGGAATATATAAGAGATAAGTCAGTAACTATTCAATCTAAAAGATTATTAGAAGAAATGAGAGTTTTTATATGGAAAAATGGAAAAGCTCAAGCTCAAGATGGTTATAACGATGATTTAGTGATGTCTGCCGCAACTGCACTATATGTAAGAGATACCGCACTTAGATTAAGACAGCAAGGTATGGATCTTGCTAGAGCACAATTATCTAGTTTTAATAACTTAAATGCTCAAAACAAAGCAGTTATATCAACTGTTGGTAAATCGGAAAAAAATCCGTATCTTTTAAAGACACAAGGTGGCGAAGAAGACATTTCTTGGTTACTTAAATAAAACTATTTATATAAAAATATACCCTAATGGCTAATACTTCACTTTTTTCTAGACTTAGAAGAGTCTTCGCTACAGACGTAGTACTAAGAAACGTTGGCGGAGATCAACTTAAAGTAGCCGATATAAATCAAATACAAACTTCTGGTAGATTCCAAACTAACTCCCTATTAGATAGATTTAGTAGACTTTATATCTATAACAATAGAAATATATTTAATCCTAACTTAAATTACCAGACGTTAAGGATTCAACTATACTCAGATTATGAAGCTATGGATACTGATCCAATCATAGCATCTGCGTTAGATATTATAGCTGATGAAGCAACAGTTAAAAATGATCAAAACGAAATACTATCCGTTCAATCATCAGATGAGAATATTCAAAGAATTCTATATAATTTATTTTATGATATATTAAATATAGAATTTAATTTATGGTCATGGACTAGAAACATGTGTAAGTACGGAGACTTTTTCTTAAAGCTAGAGATAGCTGAGAAGTTCGGAGTATATAATGTTTTACCTTATACTGTTTACCACATGGTTAGGTATGAAGGTGTAGATCCTGAAGAACCGACTAAAGTATCATTTACTTTGGATCCCGATGGACTAGCTGCTACTGCTGATCCTAATTATATACCTAAAAGAGATAAAAAAGTAATTAATTTTGATAATTATGAAATAGCTCATTTTAGATTAATATCTGATACTAACTACCTACCTTATGGTAGATCTTATATAGAACCTGCTAGAAAGATATTCAAACAAGTTACTCTTATGGAAGATGCGATGTTGATACATCGTATAATGAGAGCACCTGAAAAGAGAATGTTCTATATTAATGTAGGAAATATTCCTCCTAATGAAGTTGAGCAGTTTATGCAGAAGACTATAAATCAGATGAAAAAGACACCTTATGTAGGAACTGATGGTCAATACAACTTAAGATTTAATCTTCAGAATATGATGGAAGATTTCTACCTTCCTGTTAGAGGAGGAGATACATCTACTCGTATAGATACTACTAAAGGTTTAGAGTACGATGGAGTAACTGACGTACAGTATTTACAGCAGAAAATGTTTGCTGCATTAAAGATTCCTAAAGCTTATTTTGGCTATGAAGGAGATCTACAAGGTAAAGCAACTTTAGCAGCAGAAGATATAAGATTTGCTAGAACTGTAGAAAGAATACAGAGGATAGTAGAATCTGAGTTAACTAAGATAGCATTAGTTCATTTATACTCTCAAGGATTTACCGGGGAAAGTTTAACTAATTTTGATCTTAAATTAACAACTCCTTCTATTATTTTTGAACAAGAAAAAGTAGCTTTACTTAAAGAAAAAATAGATCTTGCTTCTCAAATGAAAGAATCTAAAATGTTCTCTACTGATTATATATACGAGAAAATATTTGATTTATCTGAAGATCAATATACTGATGAAAGATCCTTAGTAAGAGAAGATTCTAAACGTTTATTTAGATTAACTCAAATTGAAGGTGAAGGTAATGATCCTGCTAAATCTGGAATGTCATACGGTACTCCTCATGATTTAGCTTCAATGTACGGTAGGAGAGCTACTTCAACTCCAAAAGGAGGAGGACCAGGAGAAGTACCTGCAGGATATGAAGATCCTACCAGTACACCTGGATATGGAGAACCAGGCCCCGAAGGTGGTCGTCCTAAAGAAAAAGCTTCTATTTATGGTACCCAAGATGGGCTAGGAGGTAGAGATCCTTTAGGTATTCACGGTATGCATGGCGGATATCCTTCAGATAATGAAAACGTTATGGAAAACTCTGCTACTAAAGCAGTTTATTATAAAAATGAAAATTCCTTAAAAGATATGGTCTTCGATAAAAAAGATGAAAAAGAACCAGATTTACTTAAAGAAGACAATATAAAAGATTTAGGTAATTAATACATATTTATAATAGTAAACGTATATAATGAAGATAAAGCACTCTAAATTACGTAATACTGGTTTAATATTTGAACTGCTAGTTAAACAAATAGCAGCAGATACTCTATCTAAAAAAGATAGTCCTGCATTAGCAATTCTTAAAAAGCATTTTACTGGTAAAACTAGCTTAAGTAAAGAGTTTAAATTATATGAATTTATACTTAAGAACAGTGGCGTAAATCAAAATAAAGCTGAAGCTATTCTTTCAACTATAACTGAAATTTCAAGAAAGCTTAATCAAAAGACTTTAAAGAACCAAAAGTATAATTTAATATCAGATATTAAAGAAAGCTATAATATAGACGAATTTTTTGCTATACAAGTAAGAGATTATAAACCTCTTGCTTCTCTATATTGTTTATTAGAAGCTCAAAATAACTCGAACTTAGTTAATCCTCAGTTTTTAGTTGATTATAAAACTAACCTTTTAGAGCATCTAACTACATCTTCTCAAAACGAAGAAAACGTAAAAGAAACATTAATAGAAGAATATTCTAAATATGATAAGGACTTAAGATTACTTACATTTAAAATTTTATTAGAAAAATTTAATGACAATTATAAGAATCTTCTTCCAGAACAAAAAAATATTTTGAAAGAATTTATAACTTCAGTAAGTTCTACGAAAAGACTTCATAATATAGTTAATGAAGAATTAAAGAAACTTTCAGAGATAGTAAGTAAACTATCTAATAAAGTTAAAAATGAAGTAATAAAAATTAAATTAGATGAAATATCGAAAGCAATCAAACCTTTAGATTCTAAAGAAAAAATTTCGGATACTCATCTAATTAACTTAATGCAGTACTATGAGTTAGTTAATGAACTAAGAGGTCTATGAAAAGATCAGACTTAGTATCATTAGTAAAAGAAGTAATGCAAGAATTAGATGAAGCTAATGCACTAGGAACTGGTGGTGCTTCATTTACTCCTGGTTCAGGAGCAACTTATGCTACTCCGTATGCTTTTGGTAAAAGTAACAGAGCAGTTAAAACGTTAAAAAGACAGGGGTATAAAAACGTTAAAAGAAAAAAAAGACCATATAGTACTAAACTTATAGATTATTTACAGGATGAGAGCAATAACAGTAACTGAAAAATATAGAGCCGTAACCGAGGGCAGGTTGGCTAAGTCTGAATTTGTTCGTCAAATGAGACAGAAATATCCAATGTATGTTTCTCAATATGATAGCTTCGATTCTACAGTACAGATTTTAAAAAATCGAAATATGCTGTATGAAGTTAAAGTTGAAAAACCTACTGCAGAAAAAGTTTATGATGATAGGCCTGAAAGAAATTATTCTCTAGATGCTTTAGAGAGAGGAATTAGAGCTGAATTAGCAGCTATGGACATTATGGCCCACATGCATGTCAAAGCTGAAGACTATTATAAGGCTGAAGCGAAAGCTAAAGAAAATTTAGATAAAGACTGTAACCATTACTTAAATTTAATGGCAGGTGAATCTAACAATGTAGATAAGCACGATAGAGAAAAAGAAGTTAAAAGAGGAGCTAAAGATATAGATACCTTTAACGGTATGAAAAAAGCTACTCTAAAAGAAGAAACTCAAGAAGTAGTTGACCCTAACCCACCTATGTCAGAAGATGCTAAAAAAGCTATGCTTGGTAAAGTTATAGGAGTATTAAAATCTAAATATAAAGATTTAATATCTAATAATATTATCAGAGATTTTCTAGATATGCATTATCAAGATCTTAAAGATGGAGCTGATATAGAAGACGAATTTGAGGCATATGCTGCTGCAAACTATCAATACTACACTAGAGGTATTGAAACTGACCCAGTAGATTATGAAAAAGAGTTACCCGGAATTGGTCCTGACGATTATGAATCTATGGATGAAAAACAAACTAAAGATATTGACATGTCTTCTAAAGACGGATATATAGCTTTTATAGATAATGAAAATATTTTTGCAAGTTACGGTCAAGAAGATATTGAAGACATGGCTAGAGAATTAGCTAAGAATCACCATGATGCAGGACCTGATCAAGATAACTTTGTAAAATCATTTATGGCTGCCTACAAAGAAGGTGGTTATATGGTTGATGATATGGAGGAAAAGAAAGGAAAAGATCACGACGGGGATGGAGATATAGATTCTGATGATTACATGGCTGCTAAAGATAAAGCTATCAAAAAAGCAATGGGTAAGAATGAAAGCTATGCAATGAAAAGAATGCAAAAAGCTCACGATCAAGACAGACGAGCTGGTAAAAAATCTACTTACGATCAAGCTAAAGAAAAAAATAAAGAAAAACAGCTAAAAGAAGCTATAAAGACTATTATAAAAAAAAGTTTAACTGAAAATCTTAATGAAGCTGCAACTAATAGACTTTCATCTATAGGAGATGAATACCAATCATTCGCTGGAGCTCAACAAGTAGTTAATCAGTTAGAAAATATAGTTACTGAAGTAGAATCTTTCTATAGTAAAACTAGAGATAAAATTCAAAAAATTTACGATAGCATGGATACTATAGAGAATGACGAAGGTCTTAAAGTAGGAGTATTTATAGGACCTGCAATAGAAAATGCTTTTATGCAAGATTTAAGACCAGTAACTAAGAAAGGATTTACTAAAGATCTTCAATTACCTAAAGCTAAAAGACTTGATCCTGAAATAGTAGCACAAGCTAGAGCAGCAGGAGAGATAGAAGAAGAACCTAAATCAACAGTATTTACACCTAATATTTAAGATATGGCACAATTATTAGTAGATGTTACGCCATTTAGACCTACCTTAAGAGAAGCTAAAGGACGCCCTGGAGTATTCGAAGTCGAGGGTATTATGCAAAGAGCTTCTTCTGAAAATCAAAACGGTAGAGTTTACAAAAAAGAAATTTTAGAAAGAGAAGCTAAGAAATATATGGATGAGTTTGTTAAGAACGGTAATGCGTTTGGAGAGCTTGATCATCCAGAGTCTCCTGTAGTATCTCTTAAAAATGCATCTCATATAGTAAAAGACTTATATTGGGATGGAGACGA